CCAGTACCGTTCATGAGAACAACAAACAACTCAGCAAATGATTCAAGAGAATCAATCGGTAAATAGGAGCAGTTGTACAAACAAGTATTGTCATGGTCTAATGCTGGTCCAGCAGTCATAAGACTACGCATAGATGGAAGAACCTCAAGATTCAGAATTGCTTCCTTTACATCAGGGCGTTCTGCAAGTTGAGGAACCTTGTTCGTAAAGTAATTCCACCAACGCTCCACGCATTCCTCCCAGCTTTCTCTGCGATTGTAATCAGGAAGCCATCTGGAGTAGCGTGAGATGAAAATAAACGATTGAAACGGTGATAAAATTTCTGCCATATTTGAGACTCCTATAGTGGTGTCTTTATTTAGTTGTTAGAGTTTGCCACGAAACTGGGAAAAGGGGAGCAATTAATTTGTCAATTGCCTTGGCATATTGCTGAATTTCCCATTGTGCGTGAGCGTCGATTCTCAGCTTGTAAACTCGGGCAAATGCGTAGAGAGAACCAGTCCACACAAATTCCGTATAAGTTCCTTGGGGAAGAATGGATCTTGCCTGTTCTGGGGCAACGCCATCTTGAATAAGTTTGCTGTAGAGATCTAGACATTCTTTTGCAACTGCGTCATATTCTTGACGCATACGAATGCAGAGATCCATGTCTTCAATGGCACCACTGCTTCCTTGCTTAGCACCATCTGTTGGAGCATTTCTCCAAAGTGGAGTATAGATCTCTGGCTCAAATGTAACATAACGACGACTAACCTCATTCATGACCAGACCAATCTGGTGCTTGCCCAGCTGCGCACGAACGAATATCGGACACTTGATTCTAAGGCTAATCTGAGGATGGCAGAATGGAGTGAAGTGATCGTGCTTTGCAAGATACTTAATTAGTTTGGAATCTTTTTCAGGCAAAGATTTAATTAGAACATGGCTATCAGCATAATCCCAAGAACTTTCCTTGTTGAAGGAAACTCTTGCTGCATTGACTACACTAAGATCCGAACCCATCCAATCAACTAGATCAACGTGACCATGATCTAAAACAAAAATTTTATTAGTCTGATCCGTTTTTGTGGTTGCTGTCTGAGTCATCATTTATATCCTCATCTTCATCTACAAGTTCAATCTTTACGCCGGGAATCTTGGTAAAATCTGCTGCATATTCTCTGGCTCTTTCCCATAACTTTGGATCCATTTCCTTCACATATTCACTAAAGCGGTGAACAAAAGTAAGATATGCTTCACTAGCTTTTAATACGTCTTCTTCTGAGATTTCATCGTCTTCCATTATTAAACCTTCTTCCAGTAAGTGTACTTCATTTTTGCCTTAAGTCCAGAATATACATTGTTTATTATAAGCTTAGTGGTTATAGAATTGCCATAAGCAATTACCATGTCATTGATATCTTTTTTATTTATCTCTTCGGGCCATATGACTACGTTTCTTCCCGCGTCAATGTATTTTCCTATGAGTGATACTATTTCTTCGTTTCTTGGTTCATTGTCAAAAATAAAAACAACGTTTGAATTACTGATCTTTTCAGGAAGATCCGCAAGCCAGCCTGCGCCTTGCATCGCAACACCATTGCTCATAAACATTGAATCTATCGGACCCTCTGTTACGTAAACCGTGGATCTTGGATCAACTTTATTTAGATTATACCAAAGACGTTCGCAACCCTCTTGTTTGAGCGTGATATAGCGGATTGCATTCTCAGTGAACGCTCGTCCCTGGACACCAATGAGGTTTCCGGCCTCATCGAAGAATGGTATAACGAGTCGTTCTTCCTGCTTCCCTTCACGATCAAAGGACTGCATGATCTTACTAAAGTCATTAGTGTAATAAAAATTTGTATACTTTTCTTTCGGAATCCTTCTAGATTCAACATATTTTACCGCCTTATGATCTGGGTTGAGCAGGTCAAGCCGTGTGCCGAGTTCAGTAAATACAGGGTGACGCTTTGGCTGCTCTTGCTTTTTAATTGGTTCTGGGTTTTTCTCTTTGTAAACTTCAAATGAGTATTCTTTGCAGAGAGATGGGCTGACACTTTCAAGTACAGAATATAAATTACAAGAAAACCCGCAATTGTGACATTTGTAAACATAATGACCTTTGTTCTCAAAGAAATATCCCCTTGTCTTGGACTTGTTTTTCTTTGAGTCGCCACACTTAAAACATCTACATGTGGCTAGTGAATCTTTTTTCCACTTGAACTTCTGCAACGAACCAGACACAAGATTCACATACTTCTTGTCAATATACAGCATTATTTAGCGCCTTCAAAAGACCAATTGATTGCCTTGTTTTTCTTTTTTGCAAACATTGGGTTGAAAGATTCACCGTCTGATCCCGAACCAAAGCCTTCTTCATCTGTGTTGTTAGCATTGATTAGGTTATTGTTGCTGTTATCAACATCAAAAAATTTCATCTTTGATTTGTTAACGCCAACCAAAAACTTTCTATTCTTTGTAAGATCGTTTCCTCTATTTTTGAGTTGCTTTACCATTATCTGACCACCTGTGGCAAGCTCTTCATTTTCAATCAAAGCAAAGAAAAAATCTGCTGTTTGAGGAAGTCCAAAGCTTTCAGATGTATCAGTCATTTCCATGTCGCTGCTCTTGGCACCTTCACGGTTTACCTGAGTTGCCGTCCATACAGGCACATTAAACTGCTTTGCAAGACCTCTAAGCTCCTCTGCAATTCCCTTTACGTAGGTATAACTATTCATTCCATTGCCCAATTTAAATCGAGCACAAGAACAAATATTTAAATAGTCAACAAAAATTACATCAGGAATAAACTTCTTCTTGATCTTAAGTTCCTCAAGAAGATTCCTAAAATGGGTTACGTTTCCTGCAGCGGTTGGATATTCCTTGATAATGAGTTTTCCACGGCATGTACGCTTTAGGTTTTCAATCTTTCCTTCGTACTGTGCATGTGGCATCTTCTCAAGTACATGCATATCCGTATCAAGAAGATTGGCATCAATTCTTTTTGCTATTTCCTCTTCGGCCATCTCCAAGGTAATGTACAGTACATTCAAATTTTGTGAAAGACATGCTGCTGCATGGTGGCATAGAAATGCGCTTTTGCCAACACCAGATGCTGCCATGACGACATTCAGTGTCTTCTTCCGAGTTCCACCACGGGTAATGACATTAAACATCTCCAAATCAAATGGGACTTTTTCTTCTACACGGTGATAATAATCATATCTTTCATCCATGTCTTCCAGGAAATCGTGACCAACTCTGGTATCAAAAGATACCGAAAGAGCTTTTGACATTATTTCTGGAATAGCATTTTGAGTTTTTTCTTTGTCTTTTCCCTCTATGATGCCTATTGATTCCATGATACCATTATAAATTGCTTTTTCCTTGCAGAACTTTTCTGTATTTTCTACAAGCCAAATGGTATCGGATTTTTCTCCCTCTTTGTACATTTCCTCCGAGATAGAAACACACTTTTTGAACTCTACCTCACCAAGACCCTTCTCATTTTCAAGAGAAATGAGAATAGCATCCTTTGTTGGTATGCTATTGTACTTCAAGATAAACTTGCTTACAATATTGAAGACCGTCTTTTCAGACTTGTCATGAAAGTATTCCTCTTGGAGGAACGGAACAACTTTGCGAGCATAGTCCTCATTGAGGACCAAGTTCTTCAGAATAACTGTTTCCATGTTTTTATTATATCTTTGTTTTTAAAACTGTCCAGCATCAATCAGAGTGAACATCGTCTTCTAAATCTATTGGTTCTTTTTTTTCTTTTGTTGTTGCCACATCTTTTTCTATGATGTCAACAAAAATTTCACCAACAGTTTCAGTGAATTCTTCAGTATTTTGATCAAATCCTTCTGGGGATGTCACCAAAGTTATATCCATGTTTACTACCAATTCCTGTTTGGCATTTTCATTTATAGAAATTTTTCCATATCTAAAAACTATATCTTTAAACTCCCCACTCATTATTTGAATCGGGCAGTTTTCATTTGGTTCACATATGGATTCTAAAAATTTATATTTAGGAACTTTGACCATATTTAAAATCCTTTTGGACTGATGTATCAAGTTTATTTAAAATATCTAGAGTAAAATACTTTTCCGGCTCATCATCAATATTTTTTTCAAACACCTTTGATCCATCTGGCAATTCAATTCTAGTAGAAACCTTTTTAAAGATTCCGTATTTGATTGCAAGATCAGTGAGACCATAATACCTGCTGAGACCGGATGTATAATTTAGCCTTGTCTCAACCTGCATATTTTCCTTGACAAAACGATTCTTGTAGTTGGTGCACTTGATAAAATTTCCAACGACACCATCGTCCGTCTTGTCTTTGCTCTTTGAGAGAGTAAGAATATTACTGGCGGCATACTTCAAACCAATACCACCACCAAGTTCCTTGGTAGGCACATAGGCACCGATGACCTGATATGTGTGGTTGGTGAGAAGCATGGGAATCTTAGCCTTGCCAAGCTTAAGAGTGAGAACCCTGAATGTTGCCTTGGTCTGCTGGGCCTTGGTCATGTCACGGACATCCTTGCCTTCAGCAGAGTCTGTCATCTCCTTACGGGTAGACAACATGCCAAGTGAGTCAAGAATCATGAAGACCGGCTTGCGATCCTCTTCGGGTTGCTCAAGAATGTCATTGACAATCTTAAGTGCCTGGGTCTTGAACTCTTCGATTGTGGCAACGGGAATGACCGCCACGCGCTCAGGATCAACACCCCTTGCAGTGAACATGTCAGATGTCACTGCTTGCTCGGTATCAAAATAAATCACAACACCGTCTTTGTGATCCTTCAGAAACTGGCCTGCGATGCCAATGGCATAGAAGGTCTTTCCCGTTGCCGGATCTCCTGCCAAGCAGGAGATCTTGTTGTTTGGTAAACCCCCGAAGATGGATCCAGACAGCAATGCATTCAATGCATAGGAACCAGTGTCGATGAAGCCAGATACGTCGGCTCCATCGATACCTTCCGATACAAGAGTTGCGTCAGGATTATCAATTTTGCTTATTAAATTTTTTAGATACTTTGACATTTTTTGCTTTCTTAACGGAAAGTATAACACTTGCATAGTTATCTGCAAGGTTGCTTTCATCAATTTCTATATTGGTTATTACAGGGGTGTCTTCAACATCAAGAAGTCTATCACCAATGATATAGCATGGACCGCCTTCAAAGTCAAATAGACCAATGCCGTGGCGAGTATAAAGAGACCTGCCTTCGATTCGGTAACGTCCATCTTCAAGAAGCGTAATAGTTCGTTCATCACCATATCTAGATTTAAGTTTCTTTACCATTTCTTAATACTCCTGATTTACTGCTTTTAGCATTTCAATGTCTTCTTTCATTTCCTGAATCTGTTCTTTCAGTTCAGCAATCAATGCATCTTTTTGTTTTATTTCATTCTTGAGTTTAGAACTGTCATCTACTTGAGTTGGTTTTTTCTCATAAAACAAATTAGGATCATATTCCAAATTTTTTATGGTATAAGTTTTAGTAGGCTTTTTCGTCATTTTCTGCTTAGTTGATGCGCTATTCCAAAATCCAGTTTTATCCAAGATCAAAATTAATTTTTCAATAAATTTATCGTTTTTTGGTGTTTTGTCTTCACAATTTAAACCCATGTCATACAAAAATTCACTGCTTATCATAAAAGTAGGTATATCATAGGTTTGCAAAGAAAGTTTATCTTTTACAACAACACAAACATATGCACTGCGACTGTTTATGTCATAAACAAAAGTCACATCTTGAAAAGAAATATCGCCCAAATCAATTTGTTGTATTGAATTGACATATGGGTTTCCATACGTACTGGGACTCCAATGAATGGTGTATCTACCATTCATAACATCTGTACTATATTTCCAAGTCATGGTTTTATTATACCTCAAACAAAAAACGATTCAAGTGTTACTTCATTACTTATCGACCAACCAATAGCCTGAAGAACATTGTCCAAAGGTTCTTTGAAAGTTTTTTCAAACTGCTTGTTTCGGTCAATGTAAGTTTCCAATTCAAATTCCTTGGGAGGTTTGTTGATAAAACCCATCACAGCATCCCTGCCACCTATACCATAAGGATTTGGAATCTTTACAAAGACGAACTTCATTTTGTCATTCTCTTTGATTATCTGAATATCTTTAGTTAGTTCCATTTTTCTAAGATATGCATTGTGCAGTAGAGCTGCTTTTGTTGCAATTGGTGTTCCAGTTTTATAAATTTTAATGCTGTCTCCGTACTTAGCAATACCCTTTACACCCCGAGGAGCTGCGATATCCTCAATAGGCATTTTCATAAATTCATCATAGAATTCATCCACATAAACTCGCAGCTCCTCTGGGGTTTTTGTAAGGATAATCTTTATACAGTCTTTTAGTTTGTTTCTAACGACTACTGGAGTGCTGCTACGCGCAGTCTCAAGACCCATGATCTTTAGCTTTGGTTCCTTGAATCTGATTCCTTCCAGATCTTGGAGATACAATGCATATCTTTTCTTTGCGATGAATATACCTGCAGATGCAATTGCCTCTCTCTTGAAGAATATCTTGTTCTCGGTGCAGCCCAGAGTATGTGCAATTAATTCCATCTCTTTCTTGAACTCTGGTTGGATCTTCTGCTCACAAACTTGGTCGATGAAATCAGTAACATCATCTATCTTTGTTTTACTGGAAATCTGCTTCACTATTGCATCTAGATGCAGATATACGGAATCAGTATCAACGGCAATGACGTAATCTTTGTCGGTCTTGGTTACCTTCTGTATGTACTGATTCATGCAGTTCTCTGCTTTGCGAATAATTACCTGTCCCGTGACGGTAACCGCAGTAGCGAGTGCAGGAGATGAGTACACAAAAGCGGGATTGCCAAGACAACCGTACAGGCTGTTTGCGAGAATCTTCTTAACTGATTGACGAATTTTGAGTGCCGCGATTCTCGGCAGTAGTTTTTCATTTTTTGTCTGTTCATATTCTTTTTCCAGTTCAATCATCTTGTTTTTGGCTTCCTTGCGCTGATTGAATGTTTTCTCGATGAGAATTGGAATAAATCCTTTTATATCTCTGGTGAACATCGAACCATTGCATGCTAGGCATGCATTTCGGGACTCGGCATCTTTCAAAAGATCCGGTAGTTCTTTTTTATTTTCTTGTAAAAAGTAATCTGCATTCAATGATGAATCATCGTTTACACAGGTATCCGGTGAAATATTCCATTGCATTATAATCGATGGATATAGACTGGTCGCGTCAAAACTTACAACATTGTTGTAGAATCCGGGAACTATGTCTTTAACATAAGCACCAACAAACTGATCATCTTTGTCGTATTTTTTCTTAAGGTGAGTAATTATATTTTGCTTTAGCAAATAATCACAGCATATGCTTTCCCATATACGGGTAGCAAAGAATACCGTATCATAAGTAATCTTTGCCTCGTATGCAATAGAAACAGCAAGATCGATAAGTTTCAGTTTATCGTCAAGTCGTTCAACCAGGACAGCGTCTTGGACGTTATATTCTGCAAACTTTTGAAAGTTCTTTTTGTAAAACTCACGCAGTGAGCCATACTCGCTATAATCCAGTTTTTGCGCATCGAGTTCCACCTTTGCTATGTTTTGCAGTGCATAGCTTTCTTGGCTGGTACCGGAAAACTTCTTATACAGATCCATGTAATCTAGAATCGTATAGCCGGGGAACTCATAAATTTTATAGTTCTTTCCGCCTATGTCAGTCTCACGCATCTTCATCAAACCAAAAGGCAACCAATTCTGTATATCTTCCGGTTCGTAAAAAAGCAATGCCCTACCTATTATATAGGGCATATCGAAGAGCTTGATGTTCCACCCGGTTATGATGTCAACATCCTCTTTGGCCAGAATCTCAAAGATCTTTTTGATCAATTCTTTCTCGGATGCAACCATGATCACCTTGCAATCTGGCAAGGTGATTGGAGTAAAACTTATTACATATGTTGTACCATTGATTCTTATGGTTATTAGATTGATTCTTTCGTTGGGTGAATCCAGATCTGGGAATCCTCCTTCAGATTCACACTCCAAGTCAAGATATGCTACCTTGATTTGGGAAAGATCGTATTCCACCTCAGCCGAATAAGTCTCCATGAGGTATTGAGTAATGAAATCAGTGTTTCCATAGATTGGGCAGTCCGGTATGTCTCTGTATTGGTCCAAGAATTCTCTGCAGTCATAGAGAGAATCGAATATCATTCTCTTGACAGGTATGTTCTTGAGACTTCTATAGTTGGATTCTTTTTCTGAACGAATGTACAACGATGGCTTAAAGGTCACGGAGTCCGTAAACCTCTTGCCCTTGTTGTATCCACGAACCAAAATTTTATTGCCTTTGAGTGTGCAGGCAGTATAAAACTTCATTGCTTGTTCTTTTGGTCTTTGTCTTTCAACAGTCCAGCAAGCAAAACACTATAGTTGATCATGTCAACAATTGCATCATAGACACTTTCATTTGCAAGAGAAAGATCTCCCTTGTTCAAAAAAGTTGAGATTCTTGACATTTTATCCGTCATTCTGATAAGAACACCGAGTTCTGCCGTTGCAAAACCCAAATATTCTGCTCGTCTAAAATTCATGAACGGATCAACTCCAGAAGCATAATCGTTGTTTTTCTTTTTCATCAACTCTAAGGCTTCGGAACACATATCTTGGTGCAATTTAAATAAATCTTCTCTTGTAGTCATGGTAGATCAATATACACCAGTTATAGGGGTCGTCAAGTCTAAATATTAAGACACGGAGTTTTTAATGGACTATACGGAAATTTTTGAGAAAGTAGCATATGCAGTTGCTGGATTATTGGGCTTTGGATATGGTCTTAAAAAATTTTGGAAGTCCAAAACAAAAACAGACAATTTTATTGCTATACACACAGAAATTCATGAACTCTTAACAGAAATCCGGGTTAATAGCAAGGCTATGCGTGTTAGCGTATTGCAATTTCATAATGGTGAATATTTTATGGATGGCATTTCAATGAGAAAGTTTTCAATAACCCATGAATCTTCTCATCGGGGATACATCTCACAATCACTTAAATTTAAAAATGTTTTGTGTTCTTTGTTCATTCCACTATTGAATAAGGTATTAGAAGATAAACCAACTATTCATCATGTTGAGGCGATGTCCAATTCCTACGCAAAACATTTCTTTGAAGACGAAAATATTTCGCATTATTCATGCTTACCTTTAAAGAACAAAAATGTAAATATTGGTTTTATTCTTTTGCAGTGGCATTTTGATTTCCCACCAGAAATGGAAAATCAGGAAGCCATTACAAATTATTTGTCAACAATCAGAGATTCGGTACAGATTCAACTTTCATATCAAAAGAATTGAGGTAAATTATGTTTTCTTCTGAATTAATCAGCATGGTGGCAGGTGGTGCAACGGGCTTTCTTTTTCGTTACATGGCTCAAAAGAGTCAAGACCAAAAGGAAATGTTTGAAAGACTCATTCAAGCAAATAAGCAAACTACAGAAAATCAAAACAAGGCCGCTGAACGAGTACCGCTTGATGCGGGCAGAGTTGTACGACAGATTATTGTCCTCACCGTTCTATTTGGAGCTTTTGCAGCACCCTTTATTCTTCCATTCTTCGGTGTACCAACTTTTATTGAGGTAGATGTCAAAAATCCAGAAGGGTTGTTTGGATTGATTCCAGAAACAAGCAAGAAGGTATTCGTTGAAATAAATGGATTCTTTTGGTCTTCCGAGAACAGAGAAATTCTCTTAAGTATCGTAGGATTTTACTTTGGTACGGCTGCTGCAAACAGAAAATCTTAAGGAGTAAAAATGAACAAAATTATATTATTAACTGTAATGCTTCTTCTTGCTGCTTGCAGCACTGATCCAAAAATTGTACCAGACACTACCTCTGATAATGTGGTGATGATGCAAATAAAAGATAATATTGGTCAACCAGGTCCAACACAAATGTCCTATGGTTGGTTATTTTGGTATGGCCCCGTTGCTGTTTTGGGACTTATGTGGGGTTACAGAAATTTGATTAAAAAACCAATTAATTGTCTTGAAGAAGAACCAAACGCAACCAATATTAGCACAAATGTAAAGCAAGTATCAGTAGATGAATCAGATTCAAAATAAAAAGGAATAGTATGGCAAACAAGCAACACGTTTGTGACTCTTGTTTAAGACTCTGCGATGAGGCAAAACAGGCTGTGGTAGTTCTCCAAAAAAGGAACTACATTTTAACCATAGTCTGCACTGTTGCAATAACTCTATTGGGAGAACAGGGTGCAAAAATGTTGATGTCTGCCATTGATACAACAACCTCTGCAATTAAAGCAGCCGATACTGATATAAAAGAGGATTCTTCAATTCAAAGTAAAAAAGAACATGAAAACATTGTTTCCACAGAAAAATATGTTTGGACAATGCCAGATACAAATTTATTTGCAAAACATAACAACAAAAAAATTATAAAACCATATGAATCTGTTGATGAGCTTTCAAAGTTTCCAAACATCGAGGAAGCCTCAGAAAAAAGCTTGAGCGAGGAAACAATAAGAGAAATAGTAAACGGAGCTTTAGAAAACAGTCCAATGGAAGAACCAGTATTGGAGATAATTCCAAAAGTTACATTCAACAATACTGACAATAATGCTGTATTCTTTACTCCAAGTTTACTGCCGTTCGATGTTTACTCAACAACTCTGGCGTTAGGAAATAATTATGGATTTGGTGAATACTATGGAATAAACTCTGGACTGGAATTTGTTGTGGTTCCCGGTCCAGCATCACTTGGTGGTTTAGGAATTTTTGTATTATTAAAAAACCGAAGAAGAAATTAACTAACTCCAGTGCTTCCAAACCCACCGATTCTGTTTGACTTCTGATCTGGCTCTTTGTAAATTTCTTGGAAATAGCACTGTTCGTATTCAACCACTTCAGCCTGAGCCACCCTGTCCCTGTCATAAATTTTGATGGCATCGGTGGTATTGGTGTTAAGGATGATAATTTTGGTCTCCAAGGTATAGTCTTCGTCCACAATACCTTCGCAATTAGCCAGCGTTAAACCGTATTTAAGGGCCATCCCTGAACGGGGGTGCAGACGGAGGGAATACTGCTCTGGCACGTTAAAAGTCAATCCTGTGCGGATTAGAGCCCTTTCTCCGGGCATCAGGGCAATGAAAGACTTTTCATTGGAAGAATCATATTCTGGCAAAATTTCAGTAAAAGTTTTGCCCTTGTAAATTTTAATTTTCTCATTCTTTGGAATATATGCAGCCAAGTCAAAGCATGCTGCCATACGGGTCTGAAAATTTGGGTCTACGACATCCGGGGAGTGTTTAAAATATTGAAGAATCATGGACACATTATACCACAAAGAATGTTAAAATCAAACATCAACAGATCCGGCAAATTCTTCAACATTTGCCTTAATCCAATCGTAACCAACTTTGACTGGATTGTCTGAATTGGTATTTTTACCATCGGTTCCACACAACACAGTCCATGTTGTTGGATCTTCAACTATATAAACTTTTCTTGATGCTGGTTGATAATTTTCTTCTCTTATCTGTTCATTCAGATAACCATCTAACATCAAAGTTATTTTTACGCTTTCAGAATATGAATAATCGATTTTAACTAATCTAATTTTCCAGTATTCTGTGGTTACACCCGATGTGGATTGTATTGATTTTTGTAGTGCCATTTTATTATTTAATTTTCTTCTGGGTTTGAAGGTACGCTGAATCTGTTTTCTGTTGCATTTGGATCAAAAACAGAACCAATTGTGCAATACTCACCTTCTTGAAGTTGTACTACAGTTTTTCCTACAAATAGATCACCAATACCATCCCAAATAATTACATTTTCAACAATATTATTTGTGTCAATCATTGCCCATTTCATGTGTTTCTCCTTTTAAATTATTTATAGCAAAAAATTGCGACATAACCGTTTCCACCTCTTCCACCCGCACCAGAGTTTCTACCCGCAGCAGATCCACCTCCACCGCCACCACCACCACCTCTATATCCATTTCCACCGTTTGTGGCAGCAACTGTTAAACCACCACCGCCGCCTGCGCCGCCCATTCCGCCATAGTATGGTGCTATGTCTTCGTAGGCACTATTATCTGCTTGAGCAGAATCAGCACTATTTCCTGTTATTATAGTTAC